ATCTAATGCATATACTGGTTGGCAATCAAACGATGGGTGTGAATCAAATCCAATTTTACAACAGTTAATGAGAAAAATAGAACAACTTTTTAAAGATGAAGTATTACCTTTTCATGGATTAGACCAAACAAAAACATCGATACATATTGGTAACTCTTGGGCTAACGTAAACGATTTCTCTGCATGGAATAAACCACATATGCATAATGGATGTTGGTATAGTGGTGTGTTTTATATAAAGGGAGACGGTGATGAAGGTTGCATAGATATGGTCGATAAAGATGTTAAGGTTGTGTCTGATTTTCCACATTCACCTCGGGCGCCAGGTTCTATGAGTTATGCACCCACATCAGGTATGTTAATTTTATTTCCTAGTGGATTGATGCATATGGTAGAACCCAACATGACAGATAAAGACCGATACAGCATTTCATTCAATATGGTAGTTAAATACCATGGTGATGGAGGTCAATTTGGTGAACCACAAAACTACCATCCTGATGAATTTCTTTTTGAAATAGACGAAAACGGTGACCCTATAATGGGTTGATTTTCATAAATACTCGTATGGAAATCACAGTAGACCCAACCTTTCTTTGGAACTTCTTTATAACAGTGGTGTTAGTGCCATTGGGATTCTTAGTACGTTCAGTTTTATCTGAACAAAAAAGAATTGATATTCTTCTCAATAAAACACGTGAAGAGATAGCAAAAGATTATGTTACAAGAGAACAAATCGAAGCAGATTTCCAACGTTTAATGAATACAATTGAACGTATCGATGAAAAGATAGACAGATTACAGTCTAGAACGTACTTCCAAGATTAAAATTCACATAAATAGTAGTAGAACATTTATTAATGGAACACTACTATGGCAGAACCAAATTCAAAAGCATCATTAAAAGAGTATATCAAACGTAAGTTAGGGGCGCCTGTTCTCGAAATTAACGTGGATGATGACCAATTTGATGACAGAATCGATGAAGCACTTCAGTACTTCAGAGAGTATCACTATGATGGTTCAATCAAAACATATCTAAAACACAGAATAACTGATGCTAAAAAGACTGCAATGAAAACAAATGAGTCTTTTACAGAGAGTGCAGCTGGTACACATGCATATGACGATGAGGTTGTATATCAACAACAGAATTACATCGTGTTACCTGAACATGTCCTTGCAGTTATAAACATATTCCCATTTAATGATAAACATAACATGAATATGTTTGACCTTAGATATCAATTAAGATTGAATGATTTATGGGATTTAACATCAACAAACATCTTATACTACGAACAAGTACAACAACACATCAACTTACTAGACAACATTTTAGTGGGTAGAACTCCTATCAGATACAACACACACATGAATAGATTGTATCTAGATATGGATGTGGATTCAATCTATGACAATGAGTATATTCTCATTGAGTGTTATAGAAAATTAGACCCAACAGATTTCACAGATATTTACAACGACATGTGGTTGAAAAAGTATGCAACCTCATTAGTGAAGTATCAATGGGGAGAAAACTTATCTAAGTTCTCAGGTATTCAATTGCCAGGCGGTGTAACACTTGATGGTTCTGCAATGAAACAAGAAGCACAGGAAGAGATACGTAGATTAGAAGAAGAGTCTCGATTGAACTTTGAAATGCCTGTGATGGATATGATAGGTTAATTATGCCAACAAATGTATATTTCAATCATGCAGTATCGACTGAACAACATCTATACGAAGATTTAGTTGTTGAGTCTTTACGATTCTATGGGCATGAATGTTTCTATTTACCTAGAGAGATAGTCGAAGAAGACAGTATCTTAGGTGAAGACATTCAGTCTACATTTGGTGATGCATACAGTGTTGAAATGTACATTGAAAACACAGAAGGTTTTGAAGGAGAGGGAGACCTCTTCAGTAAGTTTGGTGTTCAAGTAAGAGACCAAGCAACATTTGTTTTATCACTGAGAAGTTGGGAAAGATTTATTTCGTTAGACAGCAACCTTGCAACAAGTCTAAGACCAAATGAGGGTGATCTCATATATTTCCCACTTTCAGGTTCTTTATTTGAAATCAAATTTGTTGAACACGAAAACCCATTCTATCAAGTTGGTAAACTCTTTGTATTCAAGATGCAGTGTGAACTGTTTGAATACAGTGGTGAAGACTTTGATACAGATATCACTAACATTGACTTGGTTGAAGACCAACAAGCATATACTATTGAATTAACAATGGCAGATGGTGGAAGTGGTCAATACTATGTTAATGAAAATGTGTCATTAAACGAAACCGTAGTTGGTGAAGTGGTTTCATGGGATGGTGGTGCAAATAGAAAACTTACCATTAAAGATAACACTACTACACTTCAAGTCGGTGATACACTGGTTGGTGCAAACGGTGCCTCTTATGACATTGCATCAATCACAGATATACTTACATTTGCAAACGATGGTAATGCACAGAACAAAGAGTTTGAAGATTCTGAAACATCATACCTAGACTTCAGTGAAACTAATCCATTTGGAGAACCCTAATGTTTGGTACATATTTTTATAATGAGACAATCAAAAGGTCAATATCAATCTTTGGTACACTCTTCAATAATCTGACTGTAAAGAAGACTAAGTCAGACGGTACAGTATTGTCATCACAAAAGGTTCCGATTTCATATGGCCCAAAACAAAAGTTTCTACAGAGACTTGCAGAAGAACCTAATCTAACAGATGGAAACAGAACTGCAATCTCTCTACCACGTATGACATTCCAGTTAAGTGGTTTTGAATACGATGCAACAAGACAACAGAATAAAATTATTCGTCATTCTAAGACAGTATTAGAAGACGGTAATCTAACAAGAGGTTATCAGTATCAACCTGCACCTTACAATCTAAACTTTACATTGAGTGTTCTTGCAAAGAACGCTGCTGATGGTTTACAGATTGTAGAACAGATAATACCATATTTCCAACCTGAATACACAGTCACAATGAAGATGATTGATGATATGTCAGATGTAAGAGATGTTCCTATTACACTTACTAGTGTCACAATGGATGACCAGTTTGAAGGAACATTCGAAGAACGTAGAGTGCTCGAATATACACTAGAGTTTTCTATGAAGATATACTTCTTCGGGCCTGTGTCTACTGGAAATGTTATCAAGAATGTTATTGAAAGAGACTATATCAGTGACAGTACAGGACAGTTTACCTCAACACAAATCGATGGTGCAGGTCTTATCAAAGAAGTTAAACACTATGAACCTGCATTCGGTGAGACTGCAAACGCAGTATCTAACTCAACATCAGTGACATTTGCCACTGCAATAAATAGTAAGATAAGTGTGGGAGATGAAGTATTTGGAACAAATTTATCAACAAATCCAACTATCTCATCTATTGCATCAGATAGATTAGCAATCGTATTAAGTAATGCAATTACTATCGATGCAAACACTACACTCAAGTTTGTTGGTTCAGTAGACCCATCAGATTCATTTGTAATTGCAGAGACAGTTACATTCTATGATGACGGCACTACATCAACATTTGAAGAAGATAAAACAAGTGATGCAAGTTAATTATGACAGACAAAGTAGACCAACAGTTAAATGACCTGTTAGATATTAGTACAGATATAAAGAAGGAGACTGATATAGTAAAACTTCCTTCTCGTTCTGATAATATCGAAACAGATTACAAATATGCCCGTGAGAACCTCTACAACCTCGTAGAACGAGGACAAGATGCAATCGATGGTATCCTTGAACTTTCCAAAGAAACCGAACACCCACGTGCCTACGAAGTCGCAGGACAGTTAATTAAAACTGTGGGGGAGACTGCAGAAAAACTAATTGACTTACAAAACAAACTTAAAAAATTAGAAGGTGAAGATGCACCTAAGACTCAACACAATCATTTATATGTGGGGTCAACTTCGGAATTACAGAAGTTTTTGAAAAAAAATAAAGACTAAATTATGGACAAATTTGGTTACACACACTTAATGTGTGCATATGACTATTATAGGACTAATGCATATGAGAGTTGGATTCGTGACAATGTGAAAGATAAAGTCGTCTGTGACTTAGGTGCAGGGACTGGAATCTTAATGTGGCTTGCATACATAAATGGTGCAAAAAAGGTCATTGGTATAGAAAGAGAAGTGGAGACTTTGAAACTACTACATTATCGTTTCGATAACATACCTGAGATGGAGATTATTGAAGGAGACATCCATGAGATGGATTATCCTGAGAGTGACATCTACCTACAGGAAAATATAGGAGCACAGTTTATACAAGAGCGTGTTGATTTGCTCTTTGAAAACTGCAGAAGACAAGGTATTATAGATAAAGTATACCCAAACAGGTATAAAATTTTAGAGGGTATATGCGAAGAAGAAACCTTTATTCGAATAGAATCTGATAAAAATTTTATGGAAGGGGGTAAAGATTTTTTTAGAAAGCACAATTTAACACCAAAACAGACATTGGTAGACAGTAAGACTAAAGTGTTAAATACTAAACATGAAGGACACATATCAGAATTTAAGGTGGAGATGTTAAAAGGAGATGCTAATCATATGTTATGGGAAATGAGTTTTGATGGTGATTTTGTAATATCTAACTATCTAACTCCATCTCATTGGAAAGCAAGTTGGGGGTTTTTAGATGGTACAACCTAAAAACGAAGGTTACTTAGGTAACACACTCATTAAACGTGCTGGTATAGACCACCAGTACGATGAAAAAGAGTTAAAAGAATACATAAAGTGTTCCAAAGACCCCTGTTACTTTATCGAATCTTACACTCAAATTATCTCACTTGACGAAGGCTTAGTTCCATTTAAACTACGTGGTTATCAGTCAGGACTAATAGAACACTACAATGCAAATAGATTTAATGTAGTACTTGCATCACGTCAGAGTGGTAAGTCCATCACATCCTGTGCATATTTACTGTGGTTTTTACTCTTTCATCCTGAAGTAAACGTTGCTATCCTTGCAAACAAAGGTGCAATTGCAAGAGAGATGATTGCACGTCTCGTAACTATGTTAGAGTCTGTACCATTCTTTTTACAGCCTGGAGTTAAGATTCTTAACAAAGGTTCAATTGAATTTGCAAACGATTCTAAAGTCGTTGCAGCTGCAACATCTTCATCATCCATTCGTGGTATGTCAATCAACCTACTATACCTCGATGAGTTTGCATTCGTTGAAGGTGCAGAAGAGTTCTACACATCAACATATCCTGTGGTAACCTCAGGTAAAGATTCTAAGGTTATTATTACCTCAACTGCAAACGGTGTGGGTAATATGTTTCATAAGATATACGAAAGTGCAGTACATAGTCAATCAGAGTACAAACACTTCACTATTAACTGGTATGATGTCCCTGATAGAGATGAAGAATGGAAGAAAATGACCATTGCAAACACCTCAGAGGCACAGTTTGAACAGGAATATGGTAATAGTTTCTTAGGTACTGGTTCTACACTTATCAACTCAGATACCCTACTAGGAATGCGTGCTGTGGACTGTGAGTGGGGTCGTGACGGTGTTTCTGTCTATGAACTACCCCAACCTGACCACAACTATGTATGCACCGTAGACGTGTCCTCAGGACGTGGATTAGACTATTCATCGTTCACTGTTATAGACGTATCAGTCAAACCATTTAGACAAGTGCTATGTTATAGGGACAATATGATATCAAGTATGTTGTTACCTGACATAATTAATAAATACGTTAGACCTTACAACGAAGCATTAGTTATTATTGAAAATAATGCAGAAGGTTCCATGGTTGCAACACAATTACACTATGATATAGAGTATCCAAATGTGTTTGCACAAGGGTTACAAAAGGCGTCTGATATAGGTGTAACTATGAACAGACGTATTAAAAGAGTTGGTTGTTCTACTCTCAAAGAATTATTAGAAGAGAATAGACTATCAATAGTTGACCGTGCAACTATAACTGAATTGATGACGTTTGTTATCAAAGGAAACAGTTATGAAGCAGACCGTGGATATAATGATGACACTGTTATGAATCTAGTGTTGTTTAGTTGGTTTGTGACAACAGAACAGTTCACATACCTTACAGACCGTGCAGTAAAGGATTTATTGTATGCAGAACAACAAAAAATGATTGAAGACGACCTTTTACCTCCAGGCTTCTTCCACCAAGAAGAAGAAAGTACAAGTTTTGTAGACCCTAATGGAGATAGATGGTTCATTGAACAATAAATAACGATGTTAAAAGTATTAAACTTATAAATAAAACTGTAAGAAAACTTTTTACATTAACAGGAGAAAAAGTATGGCATTTCAAGTATCACCAGGCGTACAGGTCTCAGAGATAGACCTTACAAATGTTGTGCCAGCAGTTTCATCTACTACAGGTGCATTCGCTGGTTCATTTCAATGGGGCCCTGTTGATGAAGTAGTAACAGTTTCAGATGCGAAAAGTTTAGTCGATACATTCTACGAACCTGAAAATAGTGACGCTGGAGCTGAAGACTTTTATTCAGCAGAGTCGTTCCTAAGATATGGTTCGTCACTTCGAGTAGTGAGAGTAAACAAATCAGGTTTACTAAACGCTAACCAAAGTGGTGGGACTCAACTAATCAAAAATGAATCTAATTACCAAGATATTGCAAGAGATGGTTCTCTAAACGGTACAATCGGTAAATGGGCAGCAAGATATGCTGGTGCTTTAGGTAATTCACTTAAAGTTTCAGTATGTGCTAGTTCAGACGCTTACTTTAATGATAGCGAGACAACTGTTTCCTCAGAAGAGGTTTCAGGTCAAACTACAATTTCAATGACTTCATCCGATGGGTTTGCAGTCAGAGATATCATTAAGTTCGCAAACCATAGTACTAGTTATAGAGTAACTTCAGTTGATACAGATGCAGACACAGTTGTTGTCGAAGCATTAAATCAACCTGCAGGAACAGGTCTAACAGAGACAGTACCTGCATTAACATCTGTTGACAGATATTGGGAGTTCTACAGATTATTCAACAAAGCTCCAGGCAAATCTGCATCTGCCCTCGCAGCAGGTGGTTCAGATGACGAGATTCATGTAGTCGTAGTTGACGAAGACGGAAGTATTTCAGGAACTGCAAACACAGTCTTAGAAACATTTGGTTTCGTATCACTCGCATCGGATTCAAAAGATTCAAACGGTAACTCAAATTACTATAGAGATGTAATCGAAAGATTGTCTCAATGGGTATGGTGGTCAGGTCATTCAACTGCAATGGTCACAACCGCTAACGAACATAGAACACACTTAGTTTCAGCAACAACTGCATTCTTAAGACCTTCAACACCTGAAAACTCATCATTGAGTGCTGGTTCAGATGGTAGTGCAATGACTGCTGGAGAAAAATATGGTGCATGGCAAGACCACTTTGAGGATGCAGAGTCAGTAGACATCTCATTCTTGATTATGGGTTCAGTTGCAGGTGACACACTTGCAGATTGGACATCAATTGTCAACCAAGGTATCTTAGTATGTGAAAACAGAAAAGATTGTATGTTAGTTGCATCACCTTTAAGAAAGGACTGCATCGGAACTGCAAATGGTGAAACTAATCACTTTGCACCAACTTCAGAGTCTAATAGAAATACTAACGTTGTAGAAACAGTAAATACTGCAAGTTCATCATCTTATGTTGTGTTTGACTCAACATGGGTGTATCAGTACGATAGATTCAACGATAGATACGTATGGATTCCTGCAAACCCCCATACTGCAGGTATTATGTCAAGATCAGACCTTCTTAGAGACCCATGGTTCTCACCTGCAGGTTTCTCAAGAGGACAGTATCTAGGAATTACAAAACTTGCTCACAATCCAAAACAAGCATCAAGAGATGACCTATACCGTGCAAGGGTTAACCCTGTGGTTACATTCCCTGGCCAAGGTACAGTGTTATTTGGTGACAAAACTGGATTAACAACAACAAGTGCATTTGACAGAATTAACGTCAGAAGATTATTCATTGTACTTGAGAAAGCAATTGCAACTGCTGCTAAAGCACAACTCTTTGAATTCAACGATGCATTCACAAGAGCACAATTTAGAAGTGCAGTAGAACCTTTCTTAAGAGACGTGAAGAATAGAAGAGGACTAGTAGATTACTCAGTAGTTTGTGACGAAACAAACAACACTGATTCAGTGATTGATAGAAACGAATTTGTTTGTTCAATCTTTGTGAAACCTGCTAAGTCTATTAACTTTGTAACTTTAAACTTTGTTGCCACAAGAAGTGGTGTACAGTTTGAAGAAGTATACAGTGCAGTTTAAGGG